ATTGAATGGTGGAGCAGACAGGATGCTGCTATTATGGAAGAAACCTTTGACCAATCAAATGCAGTAAGTGTAGATGACGCATTAAAACAACTTACTAAATGGACAGTTGGTATTAGCGATCTTTGGGGACAAGGTTACGGCTTTGATATGACAATTCTCGAAGACCTGTATCGTAATGTCAAAACTCCAATACCATGGAACTTCTGGCAAGTGAAAGACAGCAGAACGTTGTTTAGTGTTTGCGCATCGGACCCACGAAAGAAAGTTCAACAATCCGGCAAGCACAATGCATTAGCTGACGCATACTTTCAGGCCAAAGCAGTACAAGTTGCTTACGAGGAATTAGGCATCCGACGATGAAAAAGGTAACCGAAACAGACATCCGCTTGCTTTGGCAGCAAGCAGGCGGCGATCCTTCTGATGAAAAGTCGTTTCACGACGAAGTTGTACAGCGATTTGCTATGTTAATAGCTAAACAGTGTGCTGATCTAGTTGACGTAGGCGATGGACAAATGTGCTCTATGGCCGAAACTGCTTGGTGCAATGCTTGTCGTGATTGTATTAAGATAGCGTTTGAGGTGTCTAATGAAACCACGTGAACAGATAATTGAAGAAGTTATTGGCTGGTTTCACAACGAAGCAGAACAGTCCAAGATAGCGTTTCTAGAAACAACAGAATCGGACCTAATACTATATCATCACACGCTAGGTCGCAAGATACGCAATGAGTTTAGTTTGTGGAAAGCTAACTGGACTCAGGATATCGAAGACGGTGTTGATTGCTCAAGCGGCCATCCTGATTCCCTGAGCCAAGGCATTATAGAAGAAGTCTGGCACAGACTGCAAACGGACCTAAATAATGGATCGTGAAGACATTATTACCAACATGTGTTTAACCTACAACCACGCCTACTGTCTTGACACAAAGCCAGACGACACTATTAATATTTTCAACTGTGCACTAACCCAAAGTGAGAAAAACTTTTTGTGGAGACAGATGGCGCAATTGTTTGACAACAATATTAAACCGTTTATGGACTTTAAAAAATGAGTATGATATGTTTTGCAAAAGTAGAATGATTAGTTAACACAGAACCGGTGATGACATAAATTTCTGTACACTGTACTAGAAAACCCATTTTACAAATATAGAGACTCTAAATTAGATGATTGATAATAAAATACAGCAAATTCTAGCAAAAGAACAAGCCAGGCAACGCAATACTATAGAGCTAATTGCTAGTGAGAATTTTGCTAGCAACGAAATAATGCAGCTTACTGGTAGTGTGTTTACTAACAAATACGCAGAAGGATATCCAGGCAAACGTTACTATAACGGCTGCGAGCACGTTGACGAAGTCGAAGAGTTAGCAATCAATAAACTAACGACATTGTTCGGTTGTAACTTTGCAAACGTCCAACCGCATTGCGGTGCAAACGCAAATACGGCAGTATTTCAGGCATTTCTTAATCCAGGTGACACTATACTAGGCATGGATCTTGCTAGTGGAGGACATTTGTCGCACGGCTCTACTCCTAATATATCTGGCAAGGTATACAACGCTTTCAGCTACGGGGTAGATGCAAACGGTTGGATTAACTACGACGAAGTTGAACGGCTAGCGCAACAGCACAGCCCCAAAATGATCATATGCGGAGCAAGTGCTTACTCGCGCCAGATTGACTTTGCGCGTTTTAGAGCTATTGCAGACACTGTGGGCGCAGTATTGTTAGCCGACATAGCGCACTACTCAGGACTGATTGCCGGTGGCGCATACCAAACGCCAGTAGGATTTGCTGACGTAATCACTTCTACTACACATAAGACATTGCGCGGACCGCGCGGCGGCGTTATTATGTGGAACAACCAAGACTACACTCGTAAAATTAACAGCGCGATTTTTCCAGGCACACAAGGCGGCCCGCTGATGAACACAATTGCTGCTAAGGCACAATGCTTTATTGAAGCAGACACTGTGTCATTTAAAAATTACGCAGCGCAAGTAGTTAGCAATGCCAAAATAATGTGTGAAGTCTTTAATAATTACGGCGTTAAAACATTGACAAACGGCACAGATTCGCATATTATATTAATAGACCTTAGCAATAGTAAGTATTCAGGAAAAGAAGCTGCTAACATTCTAGAAGAATATAGCATTACTGTTAATAAAAATAGTATACCGAATGATCAGCGTTCATTTATTGAGACTTCTGGCATTAGGTTAGGAACAGCAGCAGAAACGACACGCGGGCATGACACACAATGGTTCATGGAACTTGCCGAAACAATTGCTAACATTTTAAATACATAAAAGGAAAAAAATGAAAGAACTTTGGGTAGAAAAGTACAGGCCGGCAACCGTTGACGGATATGTGTTCCGTGATGAAGCACAGAAGAAACAAATTAAACAATGGATTAATGAGCAGTCTATTCCGCACTTGCTGTTTTCCGGAGCGCCTGGCATTGGCAAGTGCCTGGCCGGTGACGAAGAAGTTTGTGTAGAAATTGACACTTCTACATTGACTTCTTTACAAAAAGAGCAGTTATTAAAATATAAATTATAACGTATTTAACCCTGTTTTACCTCACTAGAAAAATTAGGGTATAATGTACTATCACTCTGGGGAATAGATGCCCAAACAGATGTTACCACTGCTATTAACTTATGTAAGGATTTTATTAATGAAAACAACGCAGAACTACCAGATTCCGATCAAAGAACTTTTCAAAATACTAGAACTGGACGGGATTGAATATAACGTGCCTGTTGTTAGCAAGCACTGTATAAAAATTGATAGCCCCACAGGCTATGCACCTGTTAATGGGTTTGTAAAGAAAAGACACACTGTTGCCACTTATGTATTTGATAACGATACAGAACTTAAATGTTCTGTAGAACATTTGGTCTTTAGTAATGGCAGTCCTAAGAAGATTAGTAAATGTGATGTAGTAGATACGATAAACGGGTCGGCTAGTATAGTCGGAGTGTTAGCAGGAGACGAACAAGATGTTTATGATGTAGCGTTGGACGCGCCGCATCAGTACGTTACACCAAATGGGGTCATTCACCACAATACCACACTGGCTAAGTTATTGCTAACTGAATTAAGTGTACAAGACGTTGACGTGTTAGAAATTAACGCAAGTCGTACCAATGGAATTAACGATGTTCGTGATAGAATACTAAACTTCATACAGATGATTCCATTCGGAGACTTTAAGGTAGTGCTGTTAGACGAATGTTTAGATGAAAATACATTAGTGTCTATTAAGCGCTACGATAAAGAAATCATGGTACCTATTAAAGATATCAACGACTTAGATGATTTAGTTAAGTCATTTAATGTTGCTAAAAACCGAATCGAGTGGAAATCGTTTGATTTATTCAACAAAGGTACGCAAGAAACACTTGAGATTGAATTTGAAAATAACGAAGTAGTAATTTGCACTCCTGACCACAAATGGTATGTTGAAGACGAGCATGGTGAGAGTATTGTAATAAAAGCAAGTGAATTATCTAGATATAATCATATTTTAACAACCTAAGCTAACTACTTGTATACTAACGCACAGGAGTATACAATGGGTGGGAATACGTATAACAGGCAACATGTAGATATTGAAGAAATAATCGTAATGGTTGATTTAGTGGAATCTAATCCGTTAAAATCAATCTGGAGTGACACCGTGTTTGAAACAGAGAAAGCGTGGCGAGCTGATGTACCGAGATATTTAGATACTAATAGCAGCAGGATGTTTTATTTTCTATTAGAAACGAAACATTCTACAAAATATTGCTCTTACTGTAATGTCGAATTGGGTCTTAAGTCTTTTAATCATATTGGGCAGAATAAAGGTTTTTCAAAATACTGTCCTAAATGTACAACAAATGGTGTGTGGCGAAAGAACCAAACTGAAGAACAGTTACTCAGTCGAGGCAAGAAAATATCAGAGTCAAAACTAAAATTTTATCAGACCGAAAGCGGAAAACAAGTTGCAACGAATATCGGAATAAAGAACTCAGCTAGTTTAAAAAAATTCTTTCAGACGCAACAGGGAAAGGAGAATATAGAAAAATCACGTATTGTTAATAGCAAAATAATGAAAGAAAAGATTCTTAACGGTGAATTTACACCAAACAGCAATAATCGCAATACACACTGGGATTCTGAATATAGAGGCAAAAAGTATAGATCACCGTGGGAGACAATAT